GGAATTGCTGAATCAGTAATAATTATTATCAACCCCTAAAATTTTAGGAAAATGAAAACATTAGAACAACTCATGAATCGCCAAGAGGAGATTCACAGCCAGATGAGCGGTCTCGAAGGCCGTGAGAATCTGACCGACGCAGAGAAGACTCAACTCGCTTCCCTCACCCGTGAGTGGAAGTCCAACCTTCGTGAGATCACTCTGCTCAACCAAGAGCGCGAGGCGGCAAAGAACGCCAAGCCGATGGACGTGAACGCACAGATGCGTGAGATCGTCAAAGCAGTCCGCGAGGGCAAGCTGAACGGTGACTTCCTGTTGAAGCGTACCGCTACCAGCACCATCACCTCCGGCATCATCCAACCGGGTGAGAAGACCAACATGGAGAGCGCAGGCATTCCTGTGACCATCCAAGAACTCATCAAGCCGTTGGAGGCTGAACTGATCTACGGCAAGATCGGTCTGAAGGTTCAGACTGGCGTGCGCGGCAAGATCCAGTGGCCGGTGCTCGACAACAGCGTCGAGGTATCGGTAGGTGAGGAGTTGGACGAAGTGGACACCAAGGTGCTGGCGTTCGACAAGATCACCACGACCCCGTACAAGTTGGGCATCTCCATCGAGGTTTCCAACGAGGCTATCAACGACGAGGCCTTCGACCTGAACGGTCTCATCACCGAGCAGATCGGTCGTGCTCTCGGTCGCACCCTCAACAAACGTGTGCTGGCTCTGTCCGCTCCGGCAGTCAAGGCTGGCTTCGTTGGTCCGCTCGTATCGCACAAGCAGACCCTCGAGTTCGCCGGTGCAACGCCGACCTACGCCGATGTGAAGAAGCTGAAAGGCAAAGTGCTCGGCACCAACGCTAACATGGCAGGCTTCTGCTACATCATGGACGCGGCTCTGTACTCCGCACTGGAGGCAGCTCCGAAAGACCTCGGAAGCGGACGCTTCATCATCGAGGGCGGCAAGATCGATGGCGACCCCATCTTCATCACCGACAACTCGGAGTACGCCGGCAAGTTGGTTTGCGGTTGCTTCGGCTACGAGGCACTCAACCAGCACGGTGCAAGCCACTTCATCGTGGACCCGTACACCAAGGCGAAAAAGAACGTCACCGTCTTCACGCTGAACGCAGACTGGTCGCTGACCTACCTCGTTCGCGCAAACGACACCGCTCCGTTCGCAGTGGGTACCTGCAAAGCCGGTTCAAGCAACGCCTAAACCGGCAGCCGAAAGCATAGGAGATCCCCGGAGGGAGTTGAAAGCCCCTCCGCTCCTACGCCAAGGAATCAGTAAACAATCAATCATCAGATAGGCATGAGCTTACAAATCGGCAAAGCATTCATATCCGCCCTGCGGTCCAACACCGAACTGTTGCAAGTCCTCGGCGGCAAAGGCAAAGACCTCGAAGGTGCCCGCATCTTCTCCGTCGCCCGGCCGCAGGAAGATGAGAATCAGGACAAGATCCCGTACCTCATCATCCAGCCCCAAGGACTCACCGCGCAGACCGACAAAGACGGCTACGAGGAAGGCGACAACGACACCGTCTCCATCCTCATCGTCGCAGCGCACTACACCACTACGGCGATCAACGGCAAGATCGAGATCGGGCTCGTCGAACTCAGTCAGATGGTACGCGACACCATCGCCGCCATGCTGGTCGAGGAACACGACGGATTCCAGATCGACGACTACAGCCTCACCGTCGGACCTACGCAGATGGATGTGCAAAAACCTTGCTATTTCCACGAGTTCACCTATCAAACCAACACTCAAAACGTAGAACAGTCATGAAAATCAAAGGCCAAAACCTCCGCTTCTCGGTGAAGATTGACGGAGTGAAGACGTACTTTGCGGCAAGTACCAATGCCCAGCTTCACGTAGCTGCTGATCTTGAGGATTCGTCCACCAAGGACTCCGCAGAGGGCATGTGGAAGGAGCAGGAATGCGTGGGCTTGTCTTGGGACGGTTCCGTCGATGTCAATGTCATCGATGATGCTCTGGATAACGCGCTGCAAGCACTCCAAGTGCCGACGCTCGTCGGTCAGACGGTGGATGTCGAACTCGACATCACCAGCGGATTGCAGAACCGCGTGCTCTCCAAGGGCTTGTATGCCGGCAAAGCGATCATCAACGACTTCTCGCTCACCGCGGGCAACCGTCAGCAATCGACTGCATCCGTGCAGTTCCAAGGCAACGGAGCGCTCACCAAGGTCGCAGAACCGAGCGGATCCAGCGACAACTAAACCTCTTCGGAGGAACTCTC